CCAAAAAAACGGCAGCAATTAATTGCTACCGTTTCATAAAATTCGTCAGTTCCTATTCCTGAATCGCTTTTGCTTTTTCCACGTTCTCCTTGACTTTCGCTACTGTTTTCTTGGTAGCATTCGCTGTCTCTAAACCCTCCATCACACGTTCAAACAGATCATCAAGGTCAGTTTCTGGATCATCGAAATAATTCTCGATAATAGTTGGTGTAATATTAGGTTTTTGACCAGCATTAGCGGTTAAAAGAACCATTGATAAAGCTTCAACATCTTCATCTAAGAGAAGGGAAACATAATATCGTAACCCGATTTGTTGCTTAATTGATGAGCCGAAGTCAATAGGTGTCTCAATCTTCTTGTTAATATCCTTCAAGAAGCGCATCCCAAAGTTAAAGCTATATGTTTTGTCGTTGATTACTAATTCCATTTTTTCTCCAAATCTTATGTTAAATTGTTACTTCTACTACTGGTGTGCTCCAAGCAGAGCCTTAAATATTTGCATCATGTAAAGCTGCTGCTTTTTCAACGTTTGTTGTTCCACTAGGTGCGACTACACCAATGGTGCAGTGGTTGTATCTGCAAAGACATAATCAATTTCAGCTTGATTTTCTTTGCTTACTGTAACCTCACCTTTCTGAGGCTTACCATTGATAGAGAAAGTACTATCATAAGTTGCAAGATCATCAGCTTTTGCAGAAAGTTCAAACGAAGTAAGAGTTCCTTGCATGTACTTACCTTTATATTTCATAGGTTTTGTACCTACCAAAGTTGTTGGTTTTTGAAGGTTAATTTCCCAGATTTCGAGCAAATCGCCATTCTGACAAGCGTCTTCTAAAGCATCAATCAAATCATCTTGAATTGACAAAATAAGTGATGCTGTAACTTCTGTTGATGCTGGTTTAGAAGTATTAACATTACCATCTTTTGTTGCTGTAGCATCACTATCTGCGCTTAATGAGCGACCGTAGTCTGTTTGAAAAATTACAGAACTTGCTGCTTTTGTTTTACGGTCAGCATATTTACGAACCATAAATACAATGTTTTTTCCTTGAACTGCTTCTGGTGTAACTTTTGTTTCAACCATTTTTATTTCTCCTATTATCTAAAAGTTAGTGTAATTATTGCCCGCCTAATGTAAGGCGTGACAGTTCTGTCAATTGTATATTTCATACTTGATTCATTGACAATTAATGTGAAGCCTTTGATTTTACTCGCTTGGCTCAATATATTTTCAGCATACTTTGATAAGTTTTTTAAATCTTCCTTTTCAGACCAGACATTCAAAATGAAATTAAATTTTTGGATTGCTCCACCATTTTTTGTGCCAAGTGCTGTCATGTCCGAATCATTGAAATCAACAAAAGGATAACCAATATCATTTAGTTGTCGATAATCAAAAACTTTATCATTTCCAACTTGACTTTGAGCTATCATATATAACTTATCATGTAAGTCTTGCCATTTAGTTCTCATTTTAAACCTCTCTAAAAGTAATGCTTTTTATAAATTAGCTATTGAATCTAAAGTATTTTCAATTACTTCATGATTCGATTTAAATCATTAATGAAAACTTTCTTTTGTTCTTCAAAAGCTGGTCTTACAAAAGGTTGCTCTTCTTGAAACCGAGTGCCATATTCTACATATCCAGCGTAATCAGTATGAGGTTGAGTTGTTCCCGTAAGCCCTCCGTCTGTGAATTCACTAGTAATTGATCGTTTCATATACCCAGTATCAACGGGAGCAAGATTTTGCATTTTAGAATTCATATTTACAGTGTTACTTTTTACAATATGCTTAACATCAGAAAGTGTGGCATTTTGTCTCAACTTCTTCTTTAAAGCATCAGCCCCTGTGATTTTCACTTCACACCCTCCCGTAGAATAAAGGTATTTCGTTCACTTGGATTTCGATAGGTTAGTAAATACCACTTTTTACCTTCAAACTCAACATAATCGTATTCTGGCATGTCAAATAAAGGCATCATTCTCATGATTTTCGCCCCTTCCTTGACATCTCCGAAAACTTTAGCACTCCTATCAGTCCCAACATCAGTAATATTTGCACTAAATACTGCTTTAATTGGTTCAGCTTTGATATAATCTCCGAGTTCAGGGTCATAGTGTGAGTCAGGCGATTCTTTGATAAAAGTAACTTCTTCTAAATATCTCAATACAATCTGAACCTCCCTATCTTCTTATCGCCCTCAGTTTCTTTTGATTTTCGCCATGATTCAATTTCATCGGCATACTCGTCAAAATCAGATTCTGAAAAGGTCATGCTTAATCCTTCTTGTGAGTAGGACTGCATGCCTTCTTGCCCGATACGATTAAAACGCTTCAAGGAAACATCCAAAACAACATATTCTAGTTCTGGCGGTACTTCTTTAAGGTCAGAACCAAGAATAAGCAATAAACGTTCACGAGTGCGTTTTTCGATTATTTCCAAGCGCTCATCCGATGAACCGCCCAAAAGCTTTTTTATTTCATAAGTGATAGCCATAAGCAACTCCTAATTTTGAAATCAAATCTTCTTTCTTATCGTTTTTTGTATATTCTATCCCTTTAGTTTCAAGAAGCTCTTTTAGCTGATTAACGGTAAGCATCGTTAGTTCATCATTTTTCACTTGCTTGGTCGCATTTATGTTTTCATATTTATGCAAGTGGCGACTTAGTAGCCGTCCCATTATACACCAGGCGTAAATGTGATATTAACAACTTTTGTTAAATCATAGAGATACGCTGCGTAATGTTCATCTGCAGTAATTACAGTTGTTTTAGTAACAATATCACGGTCAGTTTCTACCTGAACTCCACGTTTTAAAACTAATTTCAAAGCTGGGCTATTTGAAACAATTTTGAACATTAGAGCTGAATTCTCAGCTAGTTTTTTAGATCGTACAATTTGAGCGCCTAAAACATCAGCGTAAGTTCCGTTGATAAGAGCATTTGCTCCTACTTCTGAACCAATGTTTTTTGCGTTTGCATCTTTACGAATTTTTGCCGCATCTTTAGGATTGACGATAAGAACATAGGCTTGTGCATCCTCATCATTAAAGATATCCAATGCAGCTTGAACCCCGTCAACGTTTGCTTTAGTAGAAACAGTTTGAGAGGTAGTCTTAGCTGCTTTCAATAAGTCGTCATCGACTTTATTTGCAAGAGATAGCCCAAGTTGTTTATTAGATTCTCCAATTGGATCACCATAACCAGATAATGCGGCTTCATCCGTGATTTCTGTACCTTTTGCAGCTTTTTTAATTGTTACTGACTTAGTAGTAGTTCCGATTTTATCTAACGAAATTTCTCCGCCTTCTTCAACATCAGCAGCATCGCCAATATAAGTAAAAGCTGGGAATTTCAAAGTATTACCTGGTTGTCCTTGAAGTGTTGTGTCAACTTGTGCAAGGGGTGCAAACCGAAGTGCTTTATTCAATTCGTATGAAACAATTGGTGCAAGCACCTCTGGATTTACTAAGTCTGTAAGTGTTGTTTTTTGTTTTGACATTTTAATAGCCTCCTGTTAATTTTTTAAATTCATCTGGATTTGATTTTGCTAATTCAGCTTTTTCAGCATAAGTCATCGAATCAAATTTTTCTTTATCGACTGATATTACATTACCCGGAACACGTTTAGGCGTTGTTCCTGTGTTTCGTGCTTTTTCCCACTGTGAGCGTTGATTATCAAGTAAATTGAGGAAAGTTTTTACATTACTGTAAGTTTTTTCTTCATCAACATCAACTAACAATCCTAATTCAGCAGCACTTAAAGCAATTCCACTTTCTTTCAACACTTCATCAGCTTGACTGGTAATGTTTGAAATTTTGATTTGTGCTTTAAGGCTTGCGATTTCATCGTCTTTAGCTTTTTGAAGTTCGGCAGCTTTTTCTTCGTCTGATTTTTCTTTAACTGACTTTTTGCCACCTTTTTCAAGTTCTTCAATACGAGCCAGCGCTTGGTCAAGCTGTGTTTTTGTTTCATTTTTTTCAGCTTGCTCTTTGCCGATTCGTTTTTGAAGCTTTTCGACAATTTTGTCATTGTCAGTTGATTGTTCTTGTTGCTCTTCTTCGTTTGTTTCTATTCCAGTTTCTGAACCAGCTTCAGACGTCTCATCGGCTGCTTCTTCTGCGAACAGTTGCAAATTAAGGGGTAAAAGTTCTGTTCGTTCCATTTCTGGTTCCTCCTACTCGCATTTAAAGACTTGGGAGTCTGATTTTCTCGTGTTTTATTTAGTGTCCACAACGTTCGGAAACGGACATAAGAAAAACCCATGGAATTCGACGGGTTTAAAAGTTTATTTGCTATAATTGAATTACTGGCTCATTTGCCTAGTATCTAGTGGAAAGGAAAAATAATTTGAGTTCTATAAAAAATGCTTACATCAAGTTCTGGTACACATTGATTTTGGTAGCTAATCAGAAAAACGATTCAGATGCTGAATTAGTGGTTTTGACTTCCAATGGTACGTATATTGGCAAACCTGTATCTTCAAGCGAACTTGAAACAGACTTTGTAAACCAAGCTTGGGAAATGACTTTTTCAGAGAGTAAAACAGATAAAGTTTCTGAAGAAATAAGCTTAATACATTTGAAAAATGTTAGGACACTTGATAACTCTGAGTCCTATGGTACCTTGACAATTTTTGCGGAAGATGTTTTAGGTGTCAGCGGAAATGGCGATTTAACTGCTCCATCTGACGACTGATTATCCCCGACAATGTCTCTGGGGAATCAATCCCTTTGACTTTATAACTAAAAGGCTGTCCAGTTACAGCCTTTTTTGGTTCATTATTCATTGAAATCTATCCTTTTCTTTTTCTGCGCAATTCTTCAATCGCTTTGTCAGCTTCTACCCTGTCATCAAACGCTTGCTTGTATTCGTCTTGACTGATTACTTTTCTATCAAGTAAATCATCCCAGAAACCTTTATCATAAACATACGGTGCTGTGCTACATCTACAAAACGGATGCATATTTGGTGCATTAATACCAGGCGACATATCTTTAAGCTTGAAAATTTTACCATTCAATGCCCCACAGATAGGACAAGCTGACGGTTCAGCAATATATTCATAACTTTCAATATCGGCTTTTTTATAGCTTTCTTCTTGAATAGCTGTTTGAATTCTCGTTGTTTCCGACACAAGCAATCGCTGGGCGTTGTATGTGGCATTTAGCTTCCCTTGTTCAGTCATCAGTCTTTTAAGTTGTGGGGCTAGTGCCTTTGGATTGATTCCACCAGTTACTGACCGAATGAGAAGTTTTTCAATGTCGGCTTTCAATTCAAATTGATATTGCCAAAGTTTGTCAGAAAAACTAGCAAATCCTTCGACTTTATAACTTCCATTAAGAACTGATTCAACTAGACTGTTATAGCCTTTCTTTGGAACGCTTAAACCAAGAATTCCTGCTTGTCTTTCAAATTCTGTGAGAGCTGCACCAGTCAAATTCTTTGAGAAATATTTGTCCAAGTCGTCAAATACAGAAATAAGCTCCAGACCAATGTTTGCTTTCAGAAGTTCTAAACGATTCACTCTCATGGTCAAGTTATAAAGTTTCAACACTTGATTTGCTTGGTGCGAAAAGTCTTTTTCTTCTACGTATTTTTTAGCTTTATTGGCAAATGCTTTGACATCCATTTTATCCGCACGTTTCATGGCTTCACTGATAGAAATTCCTTGACCATTCGCAAAGTTCTGCCAGTTGGCATTGATTTCTTTTTGAATAGCCTCTTGAGCTTCAAATAATTTATTCATGATTTGCTTCATGCGTTTAGTATCATCTTTGATTTGTTGCGCCTGCCACGCTTGCTCACGTTTTATCCAATAGTCGGGAGTTCTCATAGGTTACTCCTCATTTGTTTCAGGAACTACTGTATCTGTTCCCTTTTCACTAGGTTGCTTATCCTTGTCAAAGATAGCTGTAGAAGCTTCTTCTTTTTTGATTTTTTCCATTTCAGCTTGGACATCTGGAATAACGGAAATGACACTTAAAGCTGTTTCTTCACTAGTAATCCCTTTTAGGATATTAGCAGTTTCAGCTTGCTCTTTAATGTCTTTTGGCTCATTACGTGTAAAGGTGTACTCAATATCTTTCCAAGCATCCCGGTTTGAAACATTCGTACTTAACTCACAATATAATTTGTAACGACTATTCAAAGAAGATTGGAACTTACGTTGAAATGACAAAGCTAGGTTACTCATTGCTTGAAGCTTGTAAGCTAACGAAATACCACTTGCTGACCCGAAAGATTCATCAGAGATATTCGCAACCATTGTTGTTTGGAAAATTAATTTAGTCAGTCGGTCCAATAGATTTTCTGTCTCAGAATCACTATCAGGCTTTTCTAAGAATTTAACATCTACTTTTGAAGCAGAACCACTTTGATTATTTTGATTCTTATCATAATAATTAATTAGACGATTATCTTTGATATTTTTAGCATCTTCTTCGTCTATTTCTGCTCCCATGAAAACCAAATACTGATCGCTAAAATACTCAACGTCATTTGCTTTTTCACTAATAGCTTTATTAAAAGCGTTGACTAATGAAATAACAGATTCAAAAATACTCATTCGTTCTTCGCTGAAATAGAACTCTACAACGGGCAAATCATCAAAAGGATTCGGCGTTTGTTCAGTCATGTTGTAAAAGCCCATGGTTCCATTTAAAGCATAGGTTGTTTCTTTGGTATAAACTTCACCATACAATTTATAGTTATCATCATAACCATAACGCACCGCAAACAATGGTTCTTGTTTAATCGTGTCATCATAAACCATGAATATATTTTCAGGGGTGTTATAAGTAACATTCGTTCGAGTCTCTTCGTCTTGATACAAGAGTTCAAAAGCTCGACCATAAATACATGCCATTTTTGCAAGTTCTGATTCTTCATCTTCCATATCATTCAAATTATCAAATTCTTGTAATTTAGTAAGTATTTCTTTATCTGAATGTGACTTTTTAACTGGAATCCCATTGAAGTAACCCGTGAAAGTGTCAACGATATATTTAGTGAAATTAACAGCTAAACGATTATCTGGTTTCCAAGGGTCTTTTGTTGGCTCATCATAAATCGACATGATCCCACGATACATATTTTTTAAGTACTCATACCGAGCAACTTCTAATTTATGTTTTTCCATGAACTTGGTAAGCACTTCAACTGTGATTGGTTCATCTTTTGGAAATGTCATTAATTTAGGTGGTTTGTATTTCAATTAGAAATCTCCTTTTATATTTTAAATGATTTTAATCCGGCTTTTATTCGCTTACCACTCATTGTCTCAGCAATCCCGGTTGTTGCATCTGGCGCATCATCGTGTTTATTTTTACCTTCACGTTGATAAGTCGTCATTGCTTGATAGTATTCTGGAAACCTCGTTCTCCAATCGTTAGGAAAGCGAACATGCTGCTCTATCCAGTAACTATTGGAATAAATTCGGGCTTCTTTATTATTTCCTTGGAAGAAATCTTCTACAGCACAAGCAACTTTACCTTGAATCTTATCCCTGACAGAACGAGCAAAAGACCGACCGCCATTATTGCGCTCGATTCTTGAAGCATTTACTCTGTTATTAATTAATTGATTGGCCACTGCATTTTCTGTGTATTCCATCGGCTTTTGAGTGTAAATAATGTCTAGCACATCTGCAAAGCCGTCTGTGGTTTCACCCCACACAATCGAACAGAGATAGTCTTTACCAGTATCTGCGGTATCGCAATAGTTCCAAATCTTTTTGTACTCTGAACGAACATTGTAAGTTTGAAACTCGCTATATAACCGACCTTTGACGTCAATCGGTTCTTGTTGGTAGTTGGCGCTGGCAATATCAGCACCCATTGTTTTAACTTTGCGCTTATAATCTTCAAGAGTCAGAACGTCATCACAAAGCATTTCATTCGTTTGCTCGTTGAAAGCTTTGAAATTAATATGCTTTACTCGATACCCATTCTTAGGCAATTCACGCAAAGCACGTCCAGCTAAATCTTCACTATGCCAACGAGTCATATTGATTATGATTTTACCGCCTGACTCCAAACGTGAAAGCATGGTATTAACAAACCAGTCCCAATGTTTTTCTAATACTGTCGCGTTGTTAGCTTCCTCAGCATTCTTGATAACATCATCAATGATAATAATGTCAGCACCGAAACCTGTTGCAGTCCCTGTTGGAGAGGTTGCTAGATAGTTGTTATAACCATCTGACAAGCTCCAAAGGTTTTTCGCAGCATCTCCATACTTGATTGCAGCATCGAAAATATCAGAATAAACAATTTTATTTTCATCTGCTTTTTCTTCTTGGAGCGTATTGCGAACATTTTTAGAAAAGACTGTAGATAAGGTTTCGTTATATGAACCAGTCATGATTTTCTTCGTGTGGTCATTACCAAGCACCCACTCTACAAACTTACCGAGCGTGAGCGACTTTCCGTGACGTGGCGGAAGATTTAAAACTAAAACATCGTGTTCATCATCATTTAGAAATGACTGAAACTCTTCGCACATTGTCACCAGATAAGCTCTATCACGTTTATAAAAGCTTGGCATGATGAGATTACAGTAATCAAAGAAAAAGCGCTTGGACAACTCAATTTTTGCCCCTAGCGCTATTTTATCCATCACGACTCGCCAACTTTCTAAGCTCTTCTTCTGTCAAGTCTTCATAAGGGTTTGAAACCTTTATTCCTCCAGACAGCTCCGTTTGAGTTTTATCCCGCCATTCGTTAGGCTTTCGGTTCTTGAGCCAGAAAATTGCTGCAGTTGTATCTGGCGCTTGTTGTTTAGTAACTTCTTTTGTTACCAATAAACCAGCATCCGTTAATTCTTTTGTGATTTCAACAAATTCATAACCTAAAGCACGTTTAAGCAAAGCATTTTCAACTTGAATGTCAACAACTTCTTTACCCTTTTTTAGGGCCTCCAAAATCTCCAGATGGCTTTTTTTCCAATTACCCAGAGTTGAAACGGCAATCCCCATATTATGAGCGATTTGCTCCTCTGTTAAGCCGTCTCTTGCCCAACCTTGAATTTTGAGCAATCCTTCTTCTAAAATCCATTCTTCATATTTAGCTTTTGCCATTTCTCCTCCTTTCATCAACAATAAAAGGCTGCCCATTGGACAACCTATAATAAAATATAATAGCAAGTCAGGGAGTCGAACCCTAACAAGCTTATGAAGCAAATTCAACCTTACTTTTCCGAAATTTTTGCTTTTGCCTTTTACTTCATAATACAAGTATATCAGCAAAAATAAGGAGCAACACTCCAATTTCGTGCCTTTTTCGTTTCATTTTTATCCCAATTTGACCCATGCTTTCAAATGAAATAGCCAATATGAGGGTTTATATCTTTTCTAAAGCGATAATAAATAAACTTAGCTTTCTTTTCTGAAATCTCAATCCCTTCATTATCAAGTTCCATCATTACTCTGTACCATGTAAAACCACCGTAACCACAGTGTTTTAGCTTGATTATTTCTTTTTCCTCCTTGATTAAAGGTTCATACCACAAGCTGAATTGGTACATCAGGTCTTTGAGCTTGATGTATTCCTCATCATTTTCAAGCGCTTCTTTATTTAAAACATGACTTAACTGTTCCGAACCGCCAGAATAAGCCGTACGAATACCTAAGTTATCTACTTTTTTCTTATAAAGATATCTACTTTCAATTGATTTTATTCTGGCTTCAAGTCTGCCATTAACGTAATCTCCAATAATTCTATCTAACTTATCTGCCATTAATCAAATTCTCCTTTTGTGGTATAATTAAGTTAGAAATTCAGTTGCCGAAGCCCATTGCAGTGGGCTTTTTTGTTTACTTAATATCAATTCCAAGTTCTTTAGCCAACTCATTAATAAGAGCCATATTATCTTCAATATTTTGTTCCAGCAAAGGGATGAGCGTTCCAACATTAATCTTAACG